TCGTCCAGCCGGTTCATCATGCCGGGTCGCCCCGACATCGCTTCGATCGCCTGCTGTTTCGCCGCATCGCCCGGAGACGAGTAGCCGCCAGCGCCGGAGAGTCCGAGCTGTTGGCGTGTGGCCTGGGCGACGTTCGCGGTGGGCCGGAGGCTCGCGTTGATCGCGTTGTCGGCCACGGCTGTCCGTGCGCCTGCCATCCAGGCCTCTTGAGCGTGCTGCGGGGTCGTGCGGACCTGAGCGTTGATCTCATGGCCCGTCATCTTGCCCACGTCGGCCCCTCGGGCCATCGCGTCCTTGATCGCCATGTCGTCGGCGAAGGCCGCTTTGGCTTCCCGATAGGCCGGGTTCCGTGCCTTCAGGTGCCCGTCGAGGCCCCGCATGACATCGTTGATCCCGCCGCTCTCGTTGTCGAGGATCGGGCGGCCCGTGAGGTCGCTGCGCTTGATGCCCTTGTTGAGCGTGCGGACCACTTGGTCGAACGCTTCGAAGGACGGGAGCTGGTCGAGGACGTAGATGCCCTCGGGCGTGACCATGTGCGGCATATCCGGCGGAAGGGGCGCGGAACCCTGGGGCGGATGCGGGATCAGTCGGAACCCCATCGCCTCCGGGTCGCCCCCTCGGTTCTGGATGTTGCGATAGGCCTGCGGAAGGGACTCGCGGAACGCTGGGCGCCGCATGAGGCCCGCAAGCTGCTCGTCGATGACCATAGGCGTGCCCTGGGCGTACGCCTGCCGGTAGGCGGGGTCGGCGGCATCACTGGCTCGTCGCTGGATGTTCTCGGTCTCGACGATCGGATCGACCGCCGGGCCCATTTCGTCCGTTACGTGGCCCCGGATGCGAGACCCCTGCCCCGCTTGGCGGGACTGGAGGAGCTGGCGGGCTCGGGTGGTCGACGGACCGCGCCCCTGGAGTGCCCAGGCGGTGACGCGGCGGAGCCCTTCCGACGTATCGGCGGGGACCGCGGGAACCCCAAGGCCCTGCCGGCGAGCGACTTCAGCGCCGACGTTGGCCGGCGAGGCGGGGACGTTGCCCGTGCCCATGCCCGTCGCGATCGTGCTGTTGGTCATCTCGTCGCCGAGGATGCGCTCGGCCTGGGCGTATGCTGCGTCCTGGGGCTGTTCCAGGCCGCGCCCGGTGAGCCGGCGGGGGATGTTGGTGGCGAAGCGTGCCGCCGCATCGACTCCGGGGATGTTCCGGCGAGCTGCGGAGGCAACAGCGCCGGCCCCGTGCATGAGAGGAGCGCCAGCGGCGCCAAGCCCCACGCCAGCGGCGAGGCCGAGACCAGCGTTTGCCAGTCGACCGTCGCCGCTATCGTTGAGGGCGCCCGAAGCGGCTCCGTAGAGGCCGCCCGTGATCGCTCCGTTCGCCACGCCAGCGGCCATGCGGCCACCGCGTACGGCGTTGACGCCAGGGAGGGCGAATGATGCCGCGGTGCCCGCCCAGCCGGCCCCTGAGGCGATGCCGGGGCTGTCCTGCTCCAGTTGCTCCTGGTCGGCGTCGTGGGCCTCCTGCTCGGCCTGGAAGGCGTCTGCGGGGTGCCACTCGGTCCGGCCCAGGCCGGCGGCGATGGTGTTGCCGATCGCGCCGCCCACGCCTGCCATTGTGCGGCCTGCGTTGGGGATCAGGCCGTCCAGGAACTCGCCTGCGGTGGCGCTGGCGTTCTGCATCGCGGTGTTCGGGCCCCGCTTGACGCTCGGGGGCGGCGTGGGAAGGCCCGTGCCATTGGACGCATTGAGGTCTGCCGGCGGCGTGTCGCCCTGGACGAAGGACTCGATCCGTTCGACGATCTGCGCCTCGTTGGCATCGTCCGGGGTCGTGACCTCGTACATGTAGCCGTCAGGTCCGCGGACCTCATACGTTTTTGACATTATTTCTTCCTGGTGATCGTCCAGCCTGAGGAGGACGCGGGAGCCCGCGGAGGGGCCTTGGGGAGCTGCCGGCGCTGGCCGTAGACGTGCTGCCCCTGGAGGCCCTTGATCTGCTCGGGTGAATATCCGGCGAGGCCGCCGTAGTTGGTGACGAAGCCGCGGAGGACGCTGTCCAGGGTTGCGAAGCGCTCCTTGTTGGAGGCGTCGAAGGACCAGCGGTTCGGGAGGGCGTCGGTGATGAGCTTCAGCTCTCGATCCGAGTCCGAGCCTGAGCCCGAGACGCGGAACGCCTGCCGGGCCAGAAGCGGTATCGCCGCAACGGCGCCGTCAAACTCCTGGTTCTCCCGCCGGAACGGGTTGAACTCCGCCGCGCCCTGGAGGCCCGTCTTGGACATGTTCTTGTCGTAGAGGTGGCGGACCTTGTTGAGCTGCTGGAGCATAGCGCGGGATGCGCCGACCTTGGTGTAGGCCGCCTGGGCCGCTGCGCCGGTCGGGGGTTTGACCGGGGTGTCCAGGTCGAGCGGGCCGCCGGTCGGGGGAGCCTTGGGGAGCCCGGAGGCCTTGCCCATGTCCCGCACGCCCTTGACGCCCAGGAGGGCTTTCACCTCGCGGGGGTCGGCTACGTCTTCCCAGCCGTCGTTGTCGTTGTCGATCATCGTTTCAGTCGCTTCTGCATGACCCCGTTGGGGCCGATGCGGTAATCGTATCGGGGGTCGAGACCGCCGGACTTGGAGCCGCCCTTGCCGCCACCGCCGGACCCTTTGGTCTTGGAGATGGCGATGCGCTGCTGGCCCTGAGCGAGCCGAGCGTTGCCCTGGGCCGTCGTGGCCGCGGCGCGGTCCCGGTAGATGCCGGTCCGTTCCTGCCGGTCCTGCTGGATGTCCCTGCGGTAGTCCTGGAGGTTGTCGGCGTTCTGGTCGGCACGCTGGCGGGTCATCGACTGGGAGACCGTCATGCCCATCCCCGCCGCCATTGCGACGTATCGGGGATCGAAGGTGTCCGGCATGGTCTCGGGATCGACGCCGTACTGCGCCGGGTTGGCCCGGATCGCCGCATAGGCCTCGGGCTGCTGCTCGGGAGGGAGCTGCGAAAGGGCGAACATCGCGCGGCCATTGAGGTCGGCGGTGTCCTTGCCCTTCTTGCGCTTGCGCTCCGCGTACTCCTGGAACTCAGGGACGGCGCGGACGGTGCGTTGCCCGGTGGTCGGGTCGGTGGTGATGTCGAACGTGTTGTCCGGCCCGCCGAACTCGTGGGTCTTGCGGCTGGCGGCCTGGAGCTGGTCGTCGAGCGCGAAGACGTTGCGCCCAGCGGCGCCCACGCCATCGGCGAAGGAGCGGCCAGACAGGAGGCCGGAGCCGATTGCCAGGAGCGTCTTGTGGCGGTTGCCGGGGTCCCAGAGACCCGCCCGAGCGCTCGGGGGCGCCGCGGGGAGTCCGGGTGCCTGTTGAGCGAAGGACTGGGCCGGCGGGACGCTCGGGAGCCCCGCGGCGAGGCCGCCAGGGATGAGGAGCGGGTTCATGGGTTATCCGTGTGTTATTTGAAGGGTTTCCAGCCGAGACCCCCGGCGATGCCGAGGCCGGTGGACGCGATGCCGGCGAGCCCCGTGAGGAGGCCTTGGCTCTGCTGCTGGGTCTGGGTGCCCGTCGAGGTGCCCGAGGACCCCCAGGAGTTGTTGCCGATGATGCCGTAGTATTTGGACAGGAGGTCGGTGCCCCGATTGTCCTCGCCCTGCCACTTGGCATAGTCGGCATCGAGCTGGCCTTGCCGGTCGCCCTGCATGGACTGGTCGGCGCCGGCCATCGCCCCGAAGGCGCCATAGGCGGCCTGGGTGCCCGCGCCGAGGGCGGAGATGCCCTGCCCGGCGAGACTGCCGTAGCCGTTCGCCGCGGTGCTGAGGGCCCCGAGGGTCTGGGCGCGGTCGCCCTGGGCGAGGCTCAGGCCCCGATCGTACGCTTGGCCGCGCATGGTCGCCGATATGTCGGCCACACGATCCTGAGCGCCGCGGGTGGCGATGCCTGCGGCCACGCCGGCCCGGCTGGAGTTGATCCCGCCGCCTGCCGAGGCCTGCCGGTCGATGCCGGGAAGCGTCTGCTCGTTGAGGTTGCGGACCACGTCGCGGCTGTTGGCGTCGATCTGGGCGTCGAGATGCGGGTTGCTCGCATAGGCCGTGGCGGCGCTGATGTTCGCCGAGGTCGCGTCGGTCCCGGCGAGTGCCGAGAACTGGTCGAGGGCCGCGGTGGCCTTCCCGGCGTTGCCGGCGAGACTAGACCCGAGCGAGGAAAGCTGGCCGGCGGACTGGAGCCCGGTCGACCCGGCGTAGCCCTTGAGGCCTTCCAGGGTCGCCTTCGCGTCGTCGTTCATGCCAGCGTACGTGTTCCCCTGGTAAAACGGGGTGCCGGCCTTGTTGTTGTAGATGCCCTGAGCGGCGTTGAAGGCCGTGTCGAGGTAGGGTTGCTGAAACTTGGAGGGGCCAGAGTCCGTCGTCTGCGTAGACGTGCTGGTGGTCTTGCCGCCGAAGAGGTCGCCCATGATGTCCTTTAGGTGTGGTGGATTTCCATGAGCTTGCCGGCGTGGTCGATGAAGGACCCGGCGCGGCGGAAGCCGAACATGGAGAGAAACTTGGAGTGTTTGCGGTCACCCGGCTGATGCAGGGCGTGAATGGGTCCGCCGTGGAGCGCTTTGAGCGTCGTCCAGTCGGCTAGAAGGTCGCGCTTGGTGCGCGGGGTCCAGCGACCGTGAATGTCGCAATGGATGAAGGTGTGGTGCGGGGTCGCCTGCTCCAGGTACAGCGTGTACACGGGGCGGCGCACTACCGGCACCTTGAGCTGGTGATCGGCATGATCCGGGACGATCATCGGTGTCTCCCGGAGTTGTCTTGAGGTTTAGCCGAAGGCCGCGATGGTGGCGAAACTGCCTTCTTTCCAGGCGGAGGTGTTCCCCATGAAGATCATGGGCATAACCCAGTCGCCCGCGGAGACCTTGAGGAGCCCGGTCGAGTGCTGGAGGTAATCCTTCGTACTCATAAAGCCGCGGATGTCCGAGACGACTCCGCCGATGCTTACGCGGAAGAAACCGGCCATGTTGTTCGTCCAGACTTGGCCGATATGTTCGAAGCCCTCGACGTACGTGACGCCCTCCGGGATGTCGAAACGCTGCGCTGCCGCGTTCCAGAAGCCCGAGGTGTCGAATACGACGATCCCGTCCGTGGCGGTCATTAAGGGGAACGCCGTATCGGGGCTGAGGATGGACGAATTGGCGTTCTTGACGACCTTGGCGCCGCGGAAAGCTCCGCCGCCACCGCCGCCCGTACCGGGCTCGCCCTGGGGGCCTGCGGGGCCGGGTTCCCCCTGGTCGCCCTTGTCGCCCTTTTCGCCCGGAGGTCCGGGCTCGGGCGCCGCGGCCATCTCGGCCCATGCGGACGCTGCGTGGTTCCACCGGAAGACTTGGCCGGTGTCGTCGGCGGAGTAGAAGGCCAGGCACCCCGGAGCGACGCCGGGGTTCGCAGGGCGGGAGTCGATCGGGCCGGCGCCGAGATAGTCTGAGATTAGGCCGGTCACGGCGATACCTTGTCGAAAATTAGACGGCCATCTGCCGTGTGGAGGAGGATAGGAGGCGACTGCCCGTTCGCGATCGGGACGAGATAGCCGGAGCTGCCCCCGTCGCCGGGGTCGCCTTTGGGGCCGGTTGCCCCTGGGGCCCCGTCGATCCCGTCGCGACCCGGAGGTCCTGGGGGTCCAGCGGGGCCTGGAACGGTACTCGCCGCGCCGGGCGCCCCGTTCTCGCCGTCACGTCCGGCTACGCCGTCCGTTCCGTCTCGACCGGGAGGGCCTGGGGGTCCTGGGGGTCCGTCCCCGCCGGGGCCGGCTGCGGCGATAGCCGTTGCAGCGACCTTCAGGGCCTCGACGATGCCGGTTGTGGCTTGGTCGATCCGCTGAAGCTCGCCGTCCATGAAGGCCGGGAAGCTCGTCGCCGACGCGGGCCGGACCCGCCTCTTGTAGGGGGCCAGTCGGGCCAGCCGGGCCAGAAGGTCGGACATTAGCGCCTCCCTCGGATCACAAGCTGGACATCGAAGCCGGACAGGCGGAAGTCGCCGGTCCCGCGGAGGCCGAAGCGATACGCGAGGTATTTCCCGGACTCGTTGATGTCGATTTTAGACTCAGTCCGTGGGTCGAAGCTCGTCTCGTCGGACCATACGGGCTCCTCGTTCACGAGGTCGTTGGCGCCGAACTGCCAGTAGGAGTCCTCCGGGCGCTCGACGCTGATTTGCGGCCAGATGGCTTGCAGATGCGTGTATTGCGTCAGGTTCTTCCCGATGATGTCGAGGTCGAGGCCCGTCCGTTCCACAAAGGCCGGCTTCATGGCCTCGGGCTCGATCGGAGACGGCAAAGTCCCGTCTAGGAGGTCGAGGCCGTAGAGCCTGGAGGCGGTCAAACCCTGCCCAGGAGCCCCACGAGACACGAAGAGCGCGTGCTGCGACTCGTCGCCCTCGGAGGTCAGGAAAAGGCCCTCAGCGGCGTCCCAGGAGACCTCCTGGTCACTCTCCCAGGACTTGCCGGAGATGAGTGCGGACCGACATGCGCCGGTCACGTTGGGGAGGTCGTAGAACGTCCAGGTCGAGTTGCCGTAATTGTAGACGGCGGCCCGGTTGCACCCGGTCTCGGGGTTCACGAAGCCGACCAGCCGATCCGCGGACGGATAGCAGAAGCGGACCTCGCCCATGCGGGCGTCGTGGGTGACGAAGCATAGGTGCGCCTTGGCCGTGTCGAGCGCGTCGAAGACGAACTCCTTGACCTGGGAGCTGGCGATGGACCGCGGGGCGATCCCGTCGTGGACGTAAATGTCGGCCTTATCGAAGACGAAGTGTTGGCCGGCGACCTGGACCACGCAATTCGGGGCGATCACGCCGCTCTCGTCGAATAGCTTGGTCCACTGGTAGATTTGGTCCGTCCCGGTGTAGTCCATCGACCACACGCTGTTGGTGCAGTAGATGACGAAGCTGTTCCGAAGGGCCAGCCCGTCGATGATCGAGTGCTGCATCTCGTTGACGATGTTCTCGCCTGCCGAGTTGGTGGTGCTATCGGTGTCCCAGGACGGCGGCGGTGCCCCGAACCCCGTGAGGTCGGACCATTTCACCATTGTCGGGAAGTAGCGCCCGCCCTTGGTCACGCCCAGGCCGATGAGCTGGTCCTTGTAGGCGCGAAGCACGCGGAACCGAACGTCATCCGGGAACGCCGGGATCGTCAGGTACGTGCTGTCCCCTGGGGACTTGTAGAGCGGAGCGTGGCTCTCGCGGTTGATGTAGGAGACGCCGCCCAGGAAGGACGACGTGATCGAGGTGATGTCTGCGGAGCCGGTGTGCCCCTCGGGCGTCACGTCCTCAAACGAGGTGCCGTTGAGCCGGAGGAGCTTGCCGTAATCCGCGGAGACGATCACGACCTCGTCGTAGCCGCCCGAAGACGGCGGGATCGCAATCGCGTGGCCGGGCTCGATGTCGAGGGTCGCGATGGTGCGAAAGACTGGGCCGCGGGAGACGCGACCGTTGCGGAACCGGACGTTGACGCCCGCCGTGAAGACCGCGGGGTCCTCAATGTCAGCGGGGTGCGTGTCGGTCACAATCCCGGCTGCGCCGAGACGCCGCACTGGGAGAGTGGACATGCTTAAATCTTGATGATGAAGTGAAGGGCCACGGAGGCTTGGCGAGTGTCGATCGTGACCTTGTGAGCGTGAGCCCCATTGGTCGCGATGGTCCCGGTGTGGGTGTGAGCGCCGCCCTCGGTCGTGGTGACGTTGTGGCTATGCGCTAGGCCGCCGCCGATCTTTTCGGTGACGCCCTGGAGGGTGACGGTGCCGTGGCTCGACGACGACGGGTCCTCGTTGGTCCCCGGCGCCTGCTTCGTCCCGTAGGAAAAGAAGTTGCCGTTGTCGTTGTTGATGCCGTTGCCGTGGTCGTGGCTGGGCATCTCCGCGATCGTCAGGGCGTGCCCTTCGGCGGACCCGGTGTGCGTGTGGGCCCCGCCGGTTGCGATCGTGGCGGTGTGGGTGTGGTCGCCTGCGGACTCGGTCGTCACGGCGACGCTATCGGCCCCGAAGGTTGCCAGGAGGTCGACGCTATCGGCCTTCCCGACTGGCACGCGGCCCCGAAGGTCCGGCGTGGTCACGTTGCCCGAGCCGTCCGACTTGGGGACGATCTGTCCGTTACAGATGGCCCAGCCTGCGGGTGCGGCGGCGCCACTGAAGAGCGTGATGGTTCCGAACGGGACCAGAGAGGCCGCGATCGAATTGATGAATGTGTGCGTGACGGTCGACGCCAGCGGTCCCGTAATGCCTGGGAACGTCGCCTTGATGGCGGCCTTGAGCATACGGATGTGGTCGTCACCTTCCTTCAGGCGATCAGCGCCGGACGGATTGCTCGCGTTGAGCTGGTGGATGAACTGAGCGGACTCAAGTGACATGGGGAAACCTTCGGCTGGACCGAAGACCGGACGCCAATTCAATGATGGATAAATGGAAGGCCCTCATCGAACGGAGGGCACCTAAAGAAACTGAAGACCTAAAGGACACTAAGGTGTCTTATAGGAGTATAACACTTATTCTAACACTAAGGGACCTATAGGACCCTCAGGGACCTCAAGCCCCTAAATCCCCAAGCTGGTCATTCTGGGATTGCGGACGGTTGTACACATGGTAGCACTAATGCAGAAACGCCGGAAAACCGTGGGTTTCTGGGGTGCCCATCTGCCTCCAGAGGGACCCAAGGAACCCCATTGCAGAATAATGTATCGGCAATCGGAAAGGGTCCGTTCTGTCACCTAAAGGGGGCCCGAAGTGACCGCATGGGACCCAATGGGACCCAAGAAATAATCGGGTAGCTGGGGGTTCGACCGGATCGGCCTGAGCCTGGGAGCGGGAACCCGAATAAACGGCATGGGACCCGCGGAAAACCTGGGGAAACGGCGGGTGTACACAGGGTCGGACTGGCCGTGTGGCCGCGCGAGCAAAGCCGTCGATTTCGAACCCGATTGACCAGCGATCGAGCGGGCTCCCGCCCCCGCCCCCCAGGGGACCCGTAATCGAAATACCCCAC